AGTCCTGTATTTTGCTCTGTAGCATCAGGTATAACCTGTGTGCTGTTCGCAAAATCCATACCAGTGATACTACTATCGGTCATGTTCCACCATCTTCTATAATTAAAACCTATATTGATTTTAACTAACGTATTTGCTGAACCATAACTATACTCAACAGCACTTATCGTTGCTGGATAAACATCGGTTGCTTCAATACCATAAGATGGTTGATCTTGAAGGTTATCAGAAGCAAGTTGATATATCTGCATTTTACCTACATAGTCATCATAATATTTTGCTTTGTGTGTAGTATGATTTACTGTCATCTTTTGCCACATTTCAAAAAAGTGTCTTTCTCTTAAAAAACTATCTGCATAAAATGAAGCATTGATTTGTCTACCAAGTGATTGTGTCAAATCGTTCATGTGTTTTCCAGTAGGTGCTCTATTCGCCTTATCATTTGCTTTATCTGCTGATTCGGAACTACCCTCACTATAAACTGCGCCGTTTTGTTCTTCTACAAGTTTGGCTAAACCGACTGGTGGAAATACTCTTACAGCAAATCTTGCTGCCCTCGCATAACCATTTGCTGATGCCATAGCAGCACGAAAGCGCCCAATAGTATTTTCAGAATTAGCAGGTTGTCGTATTCGTGGATCGCTATCAATATTCTGCATTGATCTATCTCTAGATAATCCTAATCGAATATCAAATGGTCCTATTCTTTTACCGCCTCTAAAGATTGCCATTAGTAAGGTTGTCCTTTCTGAAATCTTGCAACAGGTAAAAAGATACCGATTGCCATTTCATCTGCTGTTATGTTCAAAAATGATGTTCGAACATGGTCAAACAGATAGTGTTTTATTGTTCTTTTAAGATAACTATTCTTTGGTATGCCACCTGATAAATTGAACCTAGTTTTTTTATCAAAATTATCATCACTAGCATATCGTTGTAGTTGTCTTAAAAAAGCAACTCTGGCACCTGGTTGCAAATAGTGAAAGTTCAATCCATAGAACCCACCCTTTGCAGCATCAAGAGGCATGATAAGAGGAAATCTATCGTATAGAGGTAATGTCGCTTTATTCTTAGGGTCATAACCAAATAAATTCATTACACCAAACTTCGGTCTGATAGTTGCTTTACCTTGATTAATCAAGGCACGAGCACCTGGCGTTGTAATCTTACCAACTTCTTTTTTGTACCAGTTGTAAGACTTGGGTCCAGTCGTACTATCAAGTATCTTATCGAATACTGTCTTTGCCATGCTACTATTTATATTGGTTTGTAGATCGTTATTAGTTCTTCTTTACCTTTTACTTTGATTTTATCTACTTCTACTGACTTGATATTTTTAAGTTTTTCGTATGTAAATGAAGGGTATAATAGAGGTGTTACCTTACCGTTCTCGTCTTTGTAGTTTCTTGTTGTTGCCTCTAGTCTTGCAGCTAGATTTACAGCGTCACCTATAACAGAATAATCTAATCTCATCTCACTACCCATATTACCTACGATACAAGTGCCTGTGTTGACACCTGATCCTATGTTGATATCAGGCAATCCTCTTTCTTTAAATTCTGCTTTGATCTTATCTGTTTCTTCGGCACACTCGATAGCAGTTTTGACTGCCATTTCTGCATGGTTCTCACAATCAAGAGGTGCATTCCAAAACGCCATAATACAATCGCCCATATATTTGTCAATTGTACCACCGTTCTTCATTACTATTATACTCATTCTGTTTAGATAATCATTGATAACTTCTACAAGACCTTCAGGATCATCTTTGTTTTTATAGTATTCACTTATAGGTGTGAAACCTACAATGTCCATGAATAAGAAACTCATTTCTTTTCTTTCACCACCTAGTTTTAATTTACTAGGATCTTTTACAAGTATTGCTACTTGTCTAGGGTCTAGATACTTCTCAAACTGTTTTCGTATTTGTTGTTTAAGTCTAAACTCTAATATAAATCTTAAAAATGTAGCATGAAATCCAGTAACCCATAATGTTAATAATATCCATGTAACATCTATTAATACTAATGTCTCAAATGCAATTGTGAAATAGTTACCTATACCTATTGTTGCACCTATGAGTGTTAGACCAATAATCCAGTATGGGGTAAATCTTGTTAATACTATTATAACACATCCTACAGCAAATGCAAGCATTAATTCTATCAAAGAATCGTATCTTGTAATAGTCTCACCGTCAAGTATTGTTTGTAGTGAATTAGCACTTATTACATAATCGTACTTCTCGCCTTGTGGTGTTGCTACTATACTAGATGTTCCCTCTGCTGTCAAGGCAATAATTATTGTTGTACCTGCAGCTGCTGAAAAGTCTTGACTTGCTGCTGATATTGTGTTAAACTCTTTGTTCCATCTTAACCATATTCTTGCGTTTGCGTCTGTATTGATTGTTGCATATGCTGGTACTCTCATAGCTGTTACGCCAAAATCATCTGCTTTAACTTGATAACTAGGATCACCTACTGCAACTCGTATGGTTTCAATTGCCACGTTAGGATAAATTTCATCACCTATTTTCATAAGAAGTGGTACTCGTCTTACAACACCATCTATCTCTGGTGCTGTGTTGATAACACCTACACCTTGGGTACACTTCGAAAGTTCTGGTAATGGTCCTAACATACCAGGCCATTCAAATAAAAATTTTAATGGATCGCCTATTTTTGCAACACCTCTTGGTACAGGATTAGATGTTCTTTTTTGTGTTGTTCCAACCTGTGCTATAACTGTGCCATATTCTAGCACACTACAAAACTCCCAATCGCCGCCGAATCTATCAGGTTCAGTAAACAATATAGGCATAACTATAATACCTGTTTCTGCTTGTCTTAAATTTACAATCAAGTCTGCCAACACATCTCTAGGCCAAGGCCATTGACCATACTTCTCAATTGCTTCTTCATCTATTGTTATGATTGTTATATCTTTTGATGATGTCTTTTCCTCATTTGCTAAAAGATAGTCAAATGATTTAAGTCTTAAAATTTCTTTACCTGAAGGATCTTGTAAACCAATATAGGTCAATACAAATAATGTTATGAAGGCAGTGGTCCAATGTGTTAATATTTTTTTCATTAATTACCTTGTGTTGTTGATAGAGTACAACCTGCTTGTACACCACAAGTCATATCTATATTATAATCTTGGTCAGTAGAACCAGTTTGTGATAAATCAAAGTCGGTAGAGTAACCATCTAAATCAACACGAGCTGCATGGTCACCTGTACCTGTTTGTGATATATCAACATCATGAGCGTAACTACCTGAACCTAAAGTTAAATCTAAAAAGTGTTCACCACTACCAGATTGACTTATATCTACTGCGTTATTGTTATTATTTATATCTAAAAATAAGGTCTTATCTCCATTGTCAAGTTGTTGCATTGTGATAACATTTGAGCTACTATCTAAATCTAAATTCATATAATGCTCACTTGATGTTGTACCATCATTTCTTTGTTGTAAAGTAAGTGTATTTGTAGAACCATCAATGTCTAACCATATTCTATGGTCACCAGTATCGGTTGCATAATCGCCTTGTGAAATATTAAGTGTATTTGTATCACCAGTTATATCTAATGCAAGTCCATTATTACCACTATTACCACTTGTTGTTACATTACCTTGGTCTATATTGATTGTATTATTATCACCTGTGATTGCACTATCACTAGACCAATTTGTACCTATAATAAAATTATTTTCACCTTCTTGTTCTACATTTAAAGTATTACCATCACCTTGTATATTCATTTTAATTCCATTACCTGTTTGTGCTTTATCACTTATTATTGTAGATGATTGGCTTCCTGTTGATGTTATGTTTACTGTGGTTGATAATATACCTATTTCTTCAAGTTGTTGTTCTATACCTGCCCATGTTCTAGTTGACCATGTTGAGTTTGATTGATTAAATTGTATTTGGTCAAAAGTAATTATTAATTTACCTCCATTACTACCGTAACCATATTCTGCCCAACTATGCAAACCAGTACCACCTGAATGATTGTTTGCAATACTTGTACCACCAGAGTTCATAGTAAAAAGATTTCTAACAGCAGTATAACCAGTTGTTGCTGCTCCTGAAAATCTATTACCTTGCCACCATGATGTATAACTCGCTTCACCTGTGTGCATTGTAATAGTACCTACACTTAATTTACTTTCTACTAACTGTTCAATATTACCTGTTCTATTGCCATCATGGTCACCGTTACCTGCAATTATAACTGTACCACCTGCACCAATATAACTTTCATATGCTGTCTTACAATTATTACCACAATTTGAACTACCTGCAACATTGATATGTAAATCTTTGCTAGTAAAATCTGATAGTGTTACAGTACCACTATTTGTACCAGTAACAGTAAAGCCCATATCTTCTAATTCACTTTTCATATTATTGTACATATTAGTATCAGTATAGTTAATATGGACTGTTTCTGATTTACCATTTGTAGAAATAAACAATATAAAGATTACTAAAAATATTAGTAATATATTGTCTTTAATTAATTTGTTGAATATTGATAACATTTTCTACACCCCCTAATTCAAAATCATATTGTTCAAACTCACTTTGTATTACATTTAAAACATAACCATATTCTTTATCTAATCTTAACTCAATATATGAGCCACTTGCATCCTCTCGTATCCATACCCATTGTGGATCTTCATCTAATATTATAACACCAGTCTCAGCATTTTTACCTAAAACAATACCATCAGATGATTTCTGTTTATCAAATTCATTTCTCATTTGCTTAGCAAGTTCTTGATTTAATTGTTTTAAAATATCAACTAAAAAGTTTTGTTCTAAAAAATCTATATCAAGTCCTGTTGCAAATTGATTTTCTTCTTCCTCAAGATAGTCAATTTCTAAATCATCAAATTGTAAAAAGTCAATATCTAAAGCGTCTGCAACTTCATTTAATCCTTCAGTTGTTTGCATTTTTTCTATCTCAGCAGGTTTAGATATGATTAGTAAGTTGCCAATAAGTTCTTCATCTAAATCTAAAATAACAGGTGTCATTGGTTTGTTCGCAAGTGTATCAACAACTGTAGCTTGAAATGCTTGATTAAGTATAACTTGACCTGCGTCTGATTCTACACTAATCTCACCAACAAAACAACTACCATTTGTATCGCAACTTGGTAATAATATAATTGTTGATGAACCTACCTCATCTATGGTCATTGTAAAATCTGTACCACGAACACCAATCGTTGCTGTTGGCGTTGTTATCTTTACATTCGTTGCTGAGTTTTTTGCGATTTGTCCTGAGGCATATCTTACTGTGCCTAGTTTTGCTTTTAATGAAAGTTTACCTGTTTTAGTATTAGGGTCATAAACAAATTCATCTATGATAAGTTTACTATGCTGTGTTACATCTACTCTTGTAGCGTCTATAAACTCTATACCGACTTTACCATTACCTGTTTTTACAGTATCGTATGAGAAAACATCTAACTCTTTCTCTACTACAATACCCTT